CTTTAATCCTGATAGGTATTTTTTAGGTAGATCAGTTGCTTTATCTTTTGGTACTTTTCTTCTTTTTCTTTTTTTTGACATTTCTTCTTCTTTTCCTCATTGGTCTTTTGTTTATCATTTCAGCCAATGTAGATGTTGTTGTAAATCCACTCATCTTTTTTTCTTTTTCTTCTTATGGGCTGAGTTTTTCATTAGTCTGCCATCAGGCATATAATGATAACCTCTTGGTGCTTTTTTTCTTTTCTTAGCCATTACTTTCTTTTTCTTCTTTTACCCATTTTACTTTTCTTAGGCTTATTCTTTCTTTTCTTATCTTTTCCATGTCCATAATGATAAGGCATATTATTTTCTCCTTTTTGTTTTTTTAGTTTTCTTTTGTTTCTTCATAATAGCTTTTTGTAAAGCCATTGGTAGTTTCTTTTGTTTTTTAGTTAGCATAGCTTCTCCTTAATTAGCAAATTTACCACCTGACCATTTAGCATCAGGTAATCCATTTTTATATGTTTTTCCATCAAATGTTAATACTTGTTTTCTATTAGAACCCTCTTTGTAAGAACAATGAACCCAACCACTATTAGGCTCTCCATCTTTCCAATATTCAAGTATAAGTTGGTCAAAATTACAATTATTTTGAATCCATAAAGCAACTTGAAGATTAGAAATATTGGGCAGTTCGAAATCAACTGCTTCGCCCTTGCTGTGCTGTGATGTTGCTTTACTACCTATTGCTTCGCATAGTTCAGGGCTTCTATAACCTGAGGTAATAATAATTGGTCTGTCAAACTTTGCTCGTACAGGTTCTAATACTTCATAGCAAAGATCAGTTAAGTTTTTTATTTCCCCTGACCCAGCTTTATTTTCAATACCCTTACGAGTAGCTGTCATTGATTTTTCAAATTCTTCTAATTTAAAATGTTTGGAAAGTTGCATTTTAGACTCCTAGTAGAGCATTAATCTCATCGTCATCTAATCCTAAATCTTTAAGCTTTTGTTTGCCTGATGCTTGTTTTGTTTCTTTATTTTCTTCATCAAGAAGTTGTTGTTCTTTTAAATTAGATGTGTTTGTTCCATCTAAATCTCTTTGAGTTTTTTCTTCTTCTGTTAAATCAACTACTTTGCCATCAGGATTTTCAGGTGTAAAAATTATTTTTGTATCTATACTCATATTATCTCCTTATATTTTAAATCCATATAAAACCCAATGATCCATTGTTGTTGTTTGTGAACCACCAGCAAAAAATGTAAAACCTGAAATAGCATTAGTGTTTCCTCTATATGTACCACCACCAATTTGATTTAAAAATCCACCATTATTATTATAGTTTCCTATGTTATGAAAACTAACCATTTTTTCTGTATCTGTTGCTAAAGGGTCAAAAACAGTAATTTCTAAATGATGTGGGTAAGAAGCAGAACTTGATTGATTATTTGTAATACCTATTGAATCTCCAGCCCATTGGTTTATATCCCCTGAATTATTACTATTACTATTTGAGACACCTTGATAACGCCAAGCATGTGCATAACTACTATCAGTTTTTGCAGTACCACTTTGATTAACTCTCATAAAAGCATCTTGCCCTGTTCCTGAATGGTTCATGCCCATTACATAAAGTTTATAAATATTATAATCAGTTGTAAAATAACCATCTATTGAAATTGATGCCTGTGCAGATGCAGTTCCTGTTGCTAATTTTACACAATCAGAACTAACTTCTGCAAAAGATAAATTTCCTGACCCATCTGTTTTTAAATAATAATTATTAGTAATAGATTGAGGTAAAGTTAAAGTGTAAGATTGACCAGCACTATGAGGTGGCGATTTAATTTTAACTCCATGTGAATTTTGAGAGCAGTTAAGTTGAATGTATCCATCATTACTACCACCATCGCCTTTCACTTCAACACCAGCAGTACCATCAGAAATAAAATTAACTTTTGCTTTTGTAACTGCATCATCAACTATTTTTGCAGTTTGGACTGAGTCTGTTGTAAGTTTAGATGCTGTAACTGTATTGTCGCTTGGTGTTCCTATATCTAAAACATTTCCATAAACCATTATAAAATCAATTACATCGCCTGTGCTTAAAGCAGATGCAAAAGTTATTGTGCTTCCTGAAACTGTAAAAGAAGTTGCTGGTGCTTGGATTACACCATTTAAAGAAACAATCATGTGATTTGCAGACTCAGGTGTAAAATTAACTGAACCACTTTGCATGGTATAAGCCGCTTGACCATTAACTACACTTATTGCATCTAATTTAACAAAGTTTCCTGTAGCTGGTATTTTTCCTATATATGACATAATTAATATTGTAGAGAAACGCCTGTAATTCTACACTCCTTACTTGAACTTGCTTGATTTGCTAACTCTATTTTATATTTTAGTTGTGTACCAGCAGTAACTGATAAATCTGCAACTGAACAACATTTAACACCATTTGAAAAATCAGGTAGTGCGGTTAATGTTGCTGTTGTATAATTTGAACCATTGTCGGCACTTAATTTTAAAACTAAATCAGTATTTAAAGCATTTGTACCAGCATTATCTTGGTATGTTATAACAGCACCCATTTTGCTAGTGGATGAACCAGCAGTTATAGTAGCACCCTCGAATGACCCTGTAGCATTTGCAGTAGCTGATTTATATGCTCTAAATTCTGTAATATGTGCATTAGCATCATGGAAGTCGTGGTTATCAACATCAAAATGTATATATCGCCCACTTACTTCGTTGAATCCTGTAATGTCTAATCTGTTGTTATGTGAACTACTCGATAGACCACCATCAAAATTTAATCTTCCACCACTTAAAGCTGAAGAAAGAGCATTTGACGAACCATCTTGGTAAAGAGAAGATGTTGAATAATTAGTCCAATTTATTCCAGCATATCCTGAACTTTCGCTATCACTAATTTCTACTTGCATTGACCTTACTACACCTGCGTTTCTACTAAAACCAAAAATAAATTTATCTATTGTAACAATTTCTCCAAAGTCTATTTTAATTGTTCCACTTCCAGCAGATGCAGTTCTCCAAACTCCACTTTCAGCATTTGAAGCATTATTTCTCATTTTAGAACCACCATCCCAATATGATGAGCCACCACTTGTTGCGTAAGTTCCTGTGTAAGTTGGTTCGCTTGATGTGTTGTAAAGTCTTTCTGTTTCAGGAACTACTGATGCAATAAATTCATCTGAAGTTCTTTGCACATTAGTTAAACTTGTAATTCCTGTTGCATCTTGAAAAACATCGTAACTTGCAGAGTTACTATTTTGTTTTGCTAAATTTTGATTTGCAAAAACTCTTAAACCTAATCTTGCTATATCTACTTTAACATCAGGGTCGCCACCTAATCCACTTGGTAATTCTGTGACACTTGTTAATGAGTTATTATTTAATTTAATTATAGACATATTAATATTGTAACGATACTCCTCTGATTCTTGCTAACTTAGATGCACCTTGATTAGCAAATTCAAACTTGTATTTTAATTGTGTTCCACTTGTAACAGTTAAGTCATTGACTTTTGCCATTTTGATACCGCTAGAAAAATCAGGTAAAGCAGTAAGTGTAGCTGTAGAATAATTACTTCCATTATCAGCCGACAGTTTCATAACTATATCGGTATTTAAAGTATTAGTTCCTGAACCAGCATCTTGATATGTAATTACTGCACCCATACTTGTTGTTGCTGTTGATGCTGTTATAGCAACACCCTCAAATGATCCTGTTGCATTTGTTACATATGGATAATGGTAAGGCTCAAAAATTGATAACGCATAATAACCACCTGTATTTTGGCTAAGAAGTTGCAGTTTTATATATCTAGCTGTATAAGATGGAACTGAATCAACTCTAGTCATCCAATTAGCATATCCACCAGCAGAACCTGTAAAATTGACCACTCCCCCACTCGTTCCGCTTGAAAAAGTTTTTGTTTTTCCACTTTGAGTGCTGACAGAAGACCCATTTGATGAACTTGAAAAATCTATGTCAGTATAAGTAGAATCATCCAAACTATATTGAACTCTCCATTGATTTATATAGGTAGTGTAATCCATTCCACCAAAAGCAATACTACCACCAAAATTTTTAGCTTCTTTAAAATCTACTGTCCATTCTTGACTCGAACTTGGTGATGTGTTTGAATATGCCCATAAACTATCTGTCGCAATACCCTCAGTTTCCCCATAATAACTAGGATAAACATTTACAAAACTTGATGTTGCACCTTGCGCCCAAGTTCCTAAAAGTCTGTGTTGATAAGATGATGGTGTCATATTTTGATAGTCAATACCCTCTGCTGTTGAAGATATAGTTTCAGAAGAACAATACTCATTAACACTATTTCTTGTTGCGTTAGTAAAATTTGTAACACCATTTGCGTCATTGAATACATCAAAACTTGCTGAGTTTGAGTTTGAAACATTTAAGTTTTCTTGTGTGTGTACTCTTAATCCTAAAGTTGATAAATCGTTTATTATTTTGTTATCATCAAAATCACTTGCATATTGAGTAACGCTTGATGATGAAATTCTGCTGTCAGCAAAAGTTCCGCTAGTGATTTTTGATGTAGGTAAATCAGGAACATCATTTACACTTATTGGCAGAGGTGCTACAGTTCTTCCTATAAATCCCATAATAAATCCTATGTAATTTCTAAAATGCTTAATGTTGCATCAATCTTCGCTGAAACTGAACAATCAATTTTTAAAACATCAGTATCTTGAATAACTACTTTACCACCTGATAAAAGTTCTAATGAACTTCCTGATGGAATAGAAACATCTTTTACTAAAAAAACAGTTTGGTTAGTTTCTGTATCAGATGTATTTGATTCTAGTTTTACTGAAGCTGTAACTGATGTTGAGTGAACATTACAAAGGATTAACCCAATAACTACTGTAGTTGTTGATGTTTTTCCTGTGTATAAAGTATCAGCGACCCCTGAACTTGATGGCATAGCATCATTAGTCTTTACTTTAAAAACATTCGCCATTTATTCTCCTTATCCTAATGCTATTGCTAATGGTAAAGCATTTGGGTCTGTTTCAGATATTGTTCCTGTAACTGACATTGTGCTTGTAACAGCATTTGTTGTTGTATTAATTTGAAATAACTCTACATCGTCAGAGCCATCAAAAATTTTTACTTTAAGCACATTTGTTGTAGCATCATCCACAAAAATACTTCCAGCGACAGCAGATGATGGTCTTGAACTTCCTTTGTGTGTTGAGTTTAATGCTCCAATAATATTATTCAACTCAGTTCTAAAAGAAGCAAAACCCTGATTATCTAATACTACATCTGAAACTTGTGCCATAATTAATCCTTATATTTAAAAAACACTAAGATTTCAAGCCATATCCTTGTGCTTGATAATCAAATGTTCTACTTATACCAACATTACTACTATTAAAAAATTGTATTGTAAAACCATTTTTGGTCTTAGATGATATTGTAAAAAAGTCTCCAACAGCCATACCTTGACCAGCAACAGATATACTTGGAATTGCAAAAAATGAATTGTTAAAAGTAACAGTTTCTCCTGATGCTGAAGCTACAATATCTTCTCTTGAATCTACTCGTTTTTCAAAATTTACTGTAAATTGTAAATCATGCACCTTTGATCTTACCTTTGCATTTTCACAAGTTAATTTACATCTAAATTTAAAAAATCTACCTTTAATAGTTGTTTGTTGTGCTATTTTTCTAAAGCTTGTAATAGCATTAATATCTGTATCATGTGACCCTACTTGTATTTCTGCTCCAGCTTGAACCTCAGGAGAACCATCAAAAGGTGCTTTAGCATCTTCAAATAATGTTGCACCTCTACCTGAATCAAATAAGTCATATTCATCTTCTGAACTCATACCTACCTTTGCACCTAAAGTTACATCATAAATAGCATCTAAACTAAGAGTGTTTGCAAATGTATAAAAACCTGATGACTCAATATTTCCATTGAAATTTGTAGGATTAGATGTGGAGTCAGTACCACCTAAATCAAATAAACCCTCTGCTGATTCTATGTTTCCTACACCATCATCAAAATTTGTAATTGTGTCTAAAATAAGAACTTTCCTATTTGCGTTATCTGTTGATATTGCAACATTATTATCTCTTGTTCCTAAAAAATCTGCCATATTTACTCACTAAATGTTTGTGTTGTTACAAAGTTATTTAAACCTGATATATTTGTTGTTACTATAGATGCGTTAGCACTTGCGTTTCCAAGCTTATCAACTGCTTTGATTAGAAAAGAACCTGTAATAGCATTAATTGTAGCTGTATTAGATTTTCTTCTAACAACTTTAGTCAATGGTGTGCTTTCGTTCCAAGTAGCACCACTTAAAACATTTTGATACCTTATTTCATACCAAGATATATCTAAATCAGCAACAGGAGACCAAGATAACTCCATTTGATTTGAGCCTACTAAAGATACAGATAAATCGTCAATATCTGCTGGTGTTTCTGTAGCACCTATAATTTTTCTTGATGCTGAAATAAAACTAGACGATACATTAAAAGTGTTGATTGCTTTTACCCTTACATCATAAGTAGCATCATCTATTACATTTAAAAATTCATGTTTTAATTGTGAACCGCTTGATATGATTTTAAAATCACTCTCATCACTTTTTTTAGCTTCTACTTGATAATATTGAACAAATTGGTCTGTACTTGCGGTAATATCTATATTCAATCTTGTAATTACAATTCCATCAGCATATTCAATCATCTCATCTGATAATGTAATTGCAGATGGTGGCTGTATAGTAAATGGGCTGGGTAATGTTGTTGATGGTGTACTAGCAACTTGTCCTTTGGTTGCAAAAGTATAATGTGATGCTTGATATTCTACTAAGTTTAGATCAATAGTATAATCTTCTCTAAATGTCATAGATAAAACTCTAAATGCTTTACTTGAAAAACCTAAGCTAGATAAAGTTACATTTACAATATCTCCAATGTGTAATTCATAAGCTTTAAATCCACAGTTAATACTAAGACCTAAAGACTCTCTGCTTCTTCTTAAAATAACTTCAGCTAGTTCTTCAGCTTGATATGGAGAAGTAATAGTCCTAAAATCAAACCTACCCTCTAGCAAAAAACCCCCATCTGCTGTTTTCATTGTTGCGTGTTGATCTGCACTTGCTAATCCTGAATCATCAATAGGTGGAAACTGCACTTCATCAACTTGATAATTTCTGTCAGGATTTACAAATGATACAATAACTCTATTAAACTTGTTATTTTTTGTAGGAGAAGCTAAAGCATATCCACCAATAATATCATCTTCTGTTAAAGATACTGAAGCTGTGCCTGTTGTCTCAATAACTAATTTATATTTACCTTGAACATAAGGAAGATAACCTCTCATGCCTTTTATTATATCTCTTACATTGTCTATAACTTTTTTAGATGTATCTACAACAGCATTACAATCAAATAAATTAATATCACTACCGCCTGAAAATGGTGTGACCTGTGTGACGCAAACTTGTGAAGCATCATAAAAACTTTGTAAATCTAAACTTGATGTAGCAATACCTTTTCCATATCTTTCATTTCTTAAATAATCTAATAAACAAAAAGCTGGGTTTGTAGAAAAAGATGCAGTTTGTTCTGATAAGTCAGATGCTAATGTAACAATTTTTTTACCTTTTACTTTTGCTTGAACTACAGGTATTCCACCAAATACATCTTGATTCCATTTAAACCTTAAAGCTAAATAACAAATACCTCTTAATCTATGATTACTACCCCATGATGACAGAGGTGTTAAAACACTTGATGCTACTTGATCGTCTGTTCCCATAAATGCTTGTATCTGAATATGACTTGTTGAGTCTTTGTAAAAATTACTATCACTACTTGCTACTTCTCTTACTGTGCCATGAGTTAATGCTCCATCAAATGTTACTACTTTGTCATCTACTCTTATTTCTTCTATTGAATTTACCTCTCCCTCTGAAAGCACTAAAGCTACATATAAATAAGTATTATCTGTTCCTGAAGTTTCTATAAAAACTCTTGTGCCACCAATTAATCTTTCCCCATAAACCACAGGCACACAGGCATTATTTGATTGTTTATTTAATAAGATACCTCTCTCGGTTTCTTCAAAATCATTTGTACCAAAATCAGGTACATCAGGTTTCATTGATCTAGCAAATAACCAACCGATAGCAATTACACCTAAAGCTACAAAAGGATTGAAACCGCCACTAAAAATGTTTATTGCAGAAACAACAGGTTGAATAATTTTTTTAACTGAACCGCCCATTTATTTATGAAACTCCCTTTTATATTTTTTTGATACTCTATATACTTTGTCGTTTTTATCTAAACGCAACCAAGAAATAGACTCGTTTGTTTTTAATAATTTTTTAAAATAATTATAAACCCATGACATGACCTCTTTATTCTTTCTGATTATAACAATATCATATAACCAAAGATTTACACCACTTTTCCATTCGTTCTTATAAATTTTAGTAGTTCTTACATAATCTTCTTGTATCTCATCACTTAAATATGCCCAATTAACAAAACCAAAAATACCTTTATCGTCTTTAAATGTTTTGTACTGATTAGAATTTATTGATGGCAAAATGTGATAATATAATTCATGGTATGTGTTTTTTTTATATTTATCAAAGTTGTAATATAAATTAATAATCTCATCAAAAGTTGTCATTCTCTACCCCACTTAATATCTAATACAGTTTCACTTGAAAAATCCATACCAACATCGTTACTAAAAAATCTTTGTTGAGAAGCATTATTTGTTTTTCTACCTGACTTCTTGTCAAAGTCTGCCCAATGAGAAACAATAATTAATTTAACATTTGATTGAGTTGCTGTCTCGGCTATTTCAAATGTATCTATATTTCCTGAGTATAATAATATTGGGTCAGCTATAAGTGCATTACTTGAATTTAACAAACCTCTATATATTTCAACAGTATCATTAACAACATTTTCATTTAATACAGTAGATATAAATGTTTGGTCTGCACCTGATAATGATAAACTTAATGTAGTCTTTGTAATATCTGTTTGTTCTTCAAATGATGAGCCACCTACTAAAAATGGAGAAGCTGTGTATGTTCTGCTTATGCCTGATACCGATGAAGTTAAATCAAATCCACAATCTGTAAGAAAAACAGGTGTAGAGAAACCTATTTCAATAAGGTGTATCGGTCTAATCTGACCTGTTAATAACTCGTTTTTTACTGCTGTCGTTAATGTTCGTGCCATGTTCCTCGTAATATGTTCTAGTTATAGCTTCTGTACCTTTTATCATGGTAAAATTAAATTTGCTATCAGGTTTTTTATAGGCTTTTAGATCGTTTGTTTTTTCATCTATTTCATCAGCATTGACAATGGCAGTAGCTTGAAATTCTGCACTCACTAAATGTGTGATCTTGTATTTTTTCATTAAAGAGTTTCTTCAACATCTAACTCAAATTGATACAATATATTACCATCTTTATCTGCACCAATAGCACCAAATTCTTGTATGTCATTTATCAAATGTACTTTAAATGCAACATTGTCATAAGTTACTACTGAATCATCTACTAAAGCTGTGATAAGAGGTGGCTCAATAGTAAGTGTGGCTTCATTAGAAACATCTGCTGTTGAATCAGCTACCACCATATAGACTTTAGTATGTGAAGCAAAACTGATAAAATCTCCAGCTTTAAATGTGCCTGTCATAGCATCTACATTTATTGTTGTATCTCCAACTGCGTGTGTACCATTTACTAAAATAGTGCCACTTGCATCTCCTCTAGCATTTTTTATTTCAGGTGGTGTAATAGTAAAATCTTCTTTACCTGATCTTTGTTTCATTATGAAAGCCATAAGTTCTCCATAAACATCTGACCTTTTTGCTGTAATAATTCTAGCTGTAAAACCAAATCTTTGATTATCTACTTGTCTTGCAAGTTTTTTACCTGATATAGATTTTGATATAAGTGTATTTTGAATTGACTTGATACCAAGTGTTTCAAATTTAGATGTTGATATTGGAAATGCACCACTCATTATACTAACTCACTTCTTCCTTTTTCTGCTAAAGCATTGTTTATTATTCCTGTTATAGTACCTCTGTTCTCTTGTAAAGCATCACTAAATCCTCTTGAATCTATTGTGTTGATTGTAAAATTTACATTTACTGCTCCACTTGAAGTGCCTCTAGCTGATTGTGTTATTTGACCTGTACTATTTGGAACAAACATTTCAGCACCTCTTTCTCCAACAACAACAGGCTGTCCTTTTCTTACTGCTCCACCATTTGCCATACCAAAGAATCCTTTGAGTGAGCCTAATCCTGATAAAGCATTTGCAGTTCCTATTGTAGCTTGTTTTATTTTTTCTGCTGTTATTTGTTTTTCAATAAATAACTCAACTTGTTTTCTTAAAATTAATTCAATAGCAAATGATAATAATTTAACCATAATTGTCTGTGCTAAATTTTGTAATGTTTCTTGTAAATTTTTTCCTAAAACGACAGATTGTGCTAAAGCATCTGAAAAAGATTTTATACCTTTATTTAATCCTTGACCTATTGTTGTTCCAATAGATGTTAATTTAACTTGCATTTCTCCTAATGCTGTTTTGTTTGCATCTCTAAATGATGTAAATACATCAAAGAAATTTCTTTTGATTGCTTCTGATAAAGTTTCTATCTTACCAGCTTTAACAGTAAATTCTATAATACCTCTATTTCTATCAGGTATTTCTAAAGCTTTTGGGTCTATAATACCCATCATTCTTGCAACTTCTTTCAGTTTGCTAACTATCCTATCTAAATTAGATAAAACTATTACAGCACCACCAATCAATAAATTTTTTCTAACTGTTGCGTTAAAACCGATCATTGATGCGTTTGCGACTCCAATCGCAACTGCTAAGTTATGAAAAAATGCTACTACTTTTAATGCAATAAATATTCTAAATGCTTCTGTTATTATTGCTATGTTGTCTTTAAAAAATTTTAAAGTATTTGCTGTGGCATTGATTACTGAACTTAAACCTGTTCCTATCATCTGTCCAAACTCTGCAATTTCTTTTCTATTTTCTTCTACTGTTTTTTTTAAATCTCCTAAATTACTTTTTAATGCTTCAAAAAAACCTTTAGAAACTTCTACTTGAAAAATAAAGAAAGCATCTTTTAAGTTTGATATTGTACCAAATAAAGTTTTACTTAAATCATCAATTAGATTTCCAAACTCTCCACCTGTACCAAATGCTTTTGCTAATCCTTTAATTGATTCATTTGCATTTATGCTAACTCCCTCTTTGAATCCAGCCATAGCTTTAACACCTCTTTCTCTAAAGAGTTCAGCACTAGATATACCAGCACTAAATGATCTTTGGATTTGTAAAGATGCTAATGCAAAGTCTCCACCTAATACTGTTGCTGTATTACCTGTAATTTTTAAAAGTTCATCAAATGAAACACCATTAGCTTCTGCTTGTTTTCTAATAGTTGCTAATGCTGTAATACCTTGTTGAATATTTTTAAGTTCAAATGGTGTACCTGATGCAAAGTCTGTGACTTCTTTTAATGCTTTTTTTCCCTCTCTAGCAGAGCCAAATAATGCGTTTAATTGTACTTCAAGGTTTTCTATTTGTATTCCAGCATCTACGAAACCTTTAATAACTACTCCAGCACCAAGACCTATAAATGCGTTTCTTAAATTAAATACTGATTGTTTTACTCTAGCAAGACCTTTTTGCAAACCACCTAAGGCTTGTTTAGTTTTATCATTTGCAATTATGTCAATGAGTAATCTTTGATTTGCCATTATTTTAGTTCCTTATTTTAGATAGCCTTTGTTGAGTTTTATACTCATCTTGTTCTTTTTTCAAGTAAGCTAACCAAAGATTATAATGGCTTACAGGCATATCTAAAACCTCTTGTACTGTTATGTGAAGTCTGTCTGCTACTGCTAAAAGCGACCTTATCTCAGGGTCGCTATTTACTTTTTTTCGGCTTCCTCAAATGAGGTATCTAAAAGTATTTTATTAGATATTGTTGCAATAACATTTGAATCAGCATTTCTTCTTAATTCAAATTTATCTTCTAATTTAAAAGCTTTTTTAAGATTACCTTTTTCATCTTTAACTTGTAGCTTCATAATTAACAAATCTACAAGAACAGTTAAATCTTGAAAATTATTTGATTTTTTAAAGATTATGTTTTTTTCTTCAAGTGTTAAAGGCTCAGAATAAAATATTGATGGATTACCAGCTTCGTCTTTCCATTCAGGAACTTCAATAGTAATAGTTTGTAAAGTCTCAAAATGAGATTTAACTCTATCTATAACTGACATAAATTATTATGATTCAGTTCCTATTGTTAAAGCACCTGTTCCTTGAAAAGTCACATTTCTAGCAACAACTCCATCAAGTGGTTGTGATACTGACATACCTGTTATGATACCAGCACCCTCAAACTTTCTGTCTCCTGTTGAACTACCCTCAGGTAATAATTTAAAAGTGACACTTGACCCAGCAGTTAATTGAGTTTGAACACTATCTGCTTCGTCAAAGTGCATTTCTAAAGTTCCTGAAAAAGATGTTCTTCCAGCTATAAAAGTTTTTGCACCATCTGACATTTGTGTAGATTCAACAACATCTCCTGTTGTTTCAAGAGTGAAAGATGTAAGTTCGCCAACTGCTGAACCACCTACTACTACTTCGCCCTCTTTACCATGATGTACTGCCATTTTATTCTCCTATAATTAATTTGTTTATATTAGTTTTCTTCTTCATCGTCAATATCTTCATCATCATTATCTTCGTCAAAATCTTCTTCTGAGTCATCTTCCCATTTCTCATCTTCTTCTTGGTCTCTCAAATCAGCAAGTAAGTCTTTAACTTCTTCACACATCATTGATTCTTTGTCATGTAATTTTTCAATGCTGTCTATTTTCTTTTCTATCTTATCAATAATTTTATCTCTATTTGCCATCTATTCTCCTTGTTTATGGTGTTCCAGCTTGGAACTCATAAGTACATCTAACAACCATTCTAATACCACCAATAGGAAACAATGTACCCTCATCTGTTTCTACACTTGTCACTTCTGTATCAAGTGCGTTGCCACTTCTTGTAATATCAGATTCTAACTCTGTTTCAATAGCTGTGATTAGTTCGTTTCTTTTAGTATCTATATTAGCTTCAGCACCTTTTACAAAGCCTAATATTACAAAATCAATAGTTCCTATTCTCGTTTTTGCACCACTTCCCATCTCAGCATCTTCTCTAGTTTCTTCAGATGTTTGAACTATTACTGCTGGATATTGTTTGTCTGATAATTCGTCTAATTGAAAAGGTTGTCTAGTAGCTTTTTTTATTGTTATTGGGCTACTAATACCTGAGATAGTTGATAGTAAATTGGATGCAATATTTTCTCGTACACTCATAATTTAAACTTTTGTAATTCTTTTTCTATAAATCTGTTGAATTGCTTACTTATAATCTTTTCTGTTCTATCATTAAAGCCAAAAAATTCTCTTTTTGGTGTATTTAATACTTGATTAAATAATGCTCTTTGTCTCATTTGTGCATTAGAAAAACCAACAGATATTTTATTTACTCCTGTCTTTTTAATAGTTCTACTTGATGGAGTTAAAGCACCTAACATTCTTCCTGAATAAAACAAATCAACTTTAAGTGGCTTACCCTCTCTCTGTAATTGTTTTCTATAAGACTCTGAATATTGTGCAAATGGTACATTTCTGAAATCAATACCTTTAGCTGTTTTTGTTCTTATGATGTCAAGCAAATGAAAACCAGCTTGTAATAATCCTTTATCAATTATTCTTGGAAACTTACTTTGTAATCTGCTGTATCTTTTGGATATTTGTTGTGCGTTAGTTTTAATCTTTAAATCTAAAGCCATTATCTAGTCAATCTTCTAAATCCATGTAAAGGTTCTCTTTCAGCTACTTGTATAGTACCATCTCCTGTCTCATCGTATTCGACACCATCTTCTAAGATTGTTCTCCATTCTTTGTTATATTCTGACATATAAAACTCGCCCATTCTTTCAAATCTATCTTTTTCAGTTTCAGGTCTAAATTTAGTTAGTGCTGGGCAAAGGAATCTACCAAGAAATAAATATACACCAGCCCTTTCAAACTGATCTAAATTAACTTTTGTGTCAACCATTTCGGCAGTATTTAAAATAGTAATATCTGTAAAAATATTAGCTTTGTATGTTTGCCACCACTCTACTCTAAGCTGTCTTAAAATATCATTAGTTGTCTGTGCAAAAAAATTAACTGCTTCAGTATCAGTTGATGCAATACCAAAACCAAAAGCATCAGGTTGATATTTAGTTACATCACTTGCAGTTATTACATTTGCACCTGTATAATTAGCCATAGCATTTACCTATAAACCAATTAATAAACTTCTTAATTTTTTTTCTTAGTTTTCTTAACATTTTTTTTTCTCTTTGGTTTTAATTGTACTACTTTATCAGAAATGTCTTTTACTGTCGCTTTTTTAATTTCTTTTTTTACTTCTCCAACAGGAACAAAACCTCTCATTTCAAAATGTTTTTTATTTGCTTCATATTGATCTTTTGCTCTTGTTATTGTTTTTGTACCATTTGTTAATCTTATATTCATAAGTTCTCCTAGTTAATGTCAGGGAGATTGCTCCCCCTGACAAAATTACGATTATTGGATAGATGAATCTACATTCAATTCTACACCATAAGTATCGTTTAGTTCTCCTGTACCATATACAGCAGTTGCCACAATCTCGTCTGCTCTTAGAGACGCATCTCTTTGAGTTTCGATTTTTAGGTCTTGCATCATAGCTAACGCTAAAGCGTCTCTATGGAATACTGCACCTTTGTAGTCTCCTGTAGTGCCTGGATTATTGCCTGATGTATCAGCAATATTTGAAGTTTCAAATATTGGAACACCAGCAACATTACCAACAAAGCCTGTGTTTAAAGCTTCATTAGATTTTTCAGTATCTCTACCAACAAATGTGTTTGTTAAACCACTCTTTAGGTCAAACGCATTTAAAGGATGAAATACACCAGCTAGGTCTGACATTGGAACTGCATTTTTTCTAAGTATCGCTACTGCATTAAAAATGTTAGATGCACTTAATACTGCTGTTCCATCATTTACTTCTTGTGAGAAACCATCAAATAACGCAGTTAAATCTGTGTCAATTTTTTTTGCGATTGCTTCTCCAAATAATCTACCAATATCTCCAGCAACATTTCTTGGTGCTGAGTTTCTTGCTAAATCTGTAAGAGTTGTCATTATACCAACTTCACTTGCTGTAATAGTTACAGAAGATGGGTTGATAGCTGTGTTAGATAAATCAGATGCTTCCGATACAGCCGCCGCCGAAACAGCAGAGTAAATTGGAACTTCAACTGACTTTCCACCACCTGTTATAGCATAGTTTCGTACTAGAGGTCTCATTGTTGATTGCTCTGATGCTACGAATAATGCTTCTGCAACAATCTCAGTATATAGTTCCGAGAGTGTTGACGATGTGCTTTCGTTTGCCATTGTTTGTTTTCCTTATATTATTTATTTGTTAAATTAATCTGAACAGGAGCAGAGTCTCTTTGTTTGCGATATTCTGCATACTTCTTACGATCTTCTGCTTTGCTCATATCTAAATCGCTGATATTGAAAGGTTTGACAGCTTTTCCCTCAACACTATTCAGGCTACCTGAACCTGACAATGACCCTTTTCGGAAATGTGGGTTAGCATCTAAAAACTCTATAACTCGATCTTCAATAGTTAATCGTTCCCCTTTTTTGTTATAACGAATATTTTTATTGTTATCAAGTATTTCTACTGTTCCATCATCATTATAATTTACTTCTGATTTAAGCAGAGATACTACTTGGTCAGGTGCAATAGCACTATTTTTAGATGCAAATGATAGTATTGAATTGTCAACATTAATTGTTTTAACTTTAGACTTCCAATCAGCTAATTCTTTGTCTTTCTCGGCTATCCTTTGCTTCATAAGATTTTCAAGATCAGCTTTAGTCTTTGCTTCCTGTATTTGTTTTTCTTTTGCTACTTCTTCTTCTTTTTTCTTAGCTTCATCTAACATTCTTTGATGCTTAGACTTCTCAGCTTCTAATCTTTGCTTGACAATTCTATCTACATCTTCTTGATTAAATGTTGGTGTTGGTTTCTCGTCAGTTTGAGTTTGTTTAACTTCAGCTTCCTGAACATCATTTTGCGGTTGATTAACCTGTTTGTCATCTGACATTGTTTTCTCCTATTGTTAATATCCTTGATTTATCAGCATTATTTGTAATTGTCAAAAGTCATCGCCTGTTTTTACATCAGGCTCTAATAAAAGATATATACCCTCTCCAAATTCTCTGTATTTTTCTAAATCTGATTCTTTTGATAAATTGTTGCCAATAGCAACAAATTCATCATATTCTTGTTGATTTATTGTTTTTTTTGCTAATAGTTCTTTTAATCTAATCAACCACTTCATCTTCTATCTCCTTTATTAATTTAATAAATGATGGATGCACTTTATCTGTCATTCCAAATGTATAAGCTGAAAATTGCTCTGCAAACCATTCCTGAGGATTTGTGTCTCCATATTCTGAATTTCCAATAAATCTTTTTGTAAATGGAACTTTGGCTCTTTCATCTCTTATTAATTTTGCAACTTTTTTTTCAACAAGTGGTGTAAATCTATATCCATAATCTGATGGATTATTTACATACTTCATTTGATGGATATGATGTGCAAATTCGTGATACATTGTTGATCTTATTCTATCAACAGGGTCGCTTCTATATGCTTTTACACTAAATGGTCTTTTTGTAATATCATCTCCATACTTCCATTTTGTCGTTTTTAATTTACCTAAAGCAGTATTGTTATTTATAAATTGACTACCTAAATATAAGATACCATCTCCCATAGCACCATTATATCTTTTTGATGGGCTTACTTTTAGACCTCTTAATTTTGGTACATTATACTTAACAGCTAATTCATTTAATTCATCAAATATAGCTGATATTAAAGTTGCTTGTTGTTCATTTAATCCTCTAATTTGTACTTTGCCAACATTTTTTGATGCGTTTCTAAATCTAAATGTATTTTTTGGGTATCTACTATCTTGTGCATTTTGATCTATTTGTTTTTGTAATCTTAATTTAGATTCTTTTATTGATACAGGTCTAATAGCAGTAAGTGTTATAGGATTTGCTAATGATGATATATTTACATTCTTTTCTTTTTTAACAATAGGCTCTCTTGTTTTAAGTATTTGTGATTCTTCTCCATCATCCTTATACCAATCAGGATTGACATAACTAAACTGATGTCTGCAATTATAACCACCTCTTACTATCATTGGGTTGCCACCCTTTTTACCTGACCAACTTCTACTAGCCCAAATGTCTTGTATTTCTGCTATTGTAAATAAACCATTCTTTCTTTTATTAAGCTGACCACTTACCATTCTTCTACATAAATCTCTTGTTGTAGGTATTACATCTCCATAGTATTTAACAAATGTAAGTCCAGCATCTTTTGATTTATTGAAGTTTAATGTAGCATCAAAGTCTCTTAATGAATCGTTAAGTATTTGACCAGCATACCTTTTCATGTTCTCGCCTGTTCTAGTTCTTGCATATTTACTTTGTAATTGCTTGATCGCTATATCAACTCTGCTTTTTAATGCTGGGTTATTTCTGTTTCTTTTTACATAATCTACTAATCTATTTACTGCTGGGTCTCTTGAAGTAGCATAAATTCCATTTATAGATTCTCTTAATTCTTTTTCTAATACTGTAAATTCTGTTCCAACTAATGTGTTTTGATAAACTTTATCTGATAATATTCTTGTAAAATTATTTGATACATCTTTAAACTGTGTGTAATATTGTTGCTTTAAATTTTTTACTAAAGCTAAATCTCCCTTTGTAAGTTCTTGAAATTCAGGTGGTATAATACCTATTGTTTTGAATTGTCTTTCAACTCTCTTAGCTTGTTCTCCAAAACCTTTTCTAACAACTCTATCTGCAAATGGTAAATATTCTTTATCAAGTATTGCTTTAATCTTTGGTCTTATGGCTACTGCACTTTGTAAATCAATAAGCTTTCCAACCTGTCTCGGTAAATCTCTTTCTGCAAGTGATATAATTTGATCTTCTATTTTATCTAATGTTCTTGTTAGTGACTCGTAAAATTCAACTTCAGCCTTTTCAATACCTTTTATTCTGTAATCTGTTAATTCTTTTACTATATCTGACATTCATTAAATTTCTTCTTCGGCTACTGTTTCTTGTTGAACTTCATCTTGTGTAAATTGACCAACCTCTGAAGCTGAGTCTATTTCATCAAAAATTTCGTTTAGTTTTTCGTTGTCATCTACTACTGCTCTTGCAATCTCTTTGTCTACCTCTTTCATAAATGTAGGAGAGCCAATACTTAATGACTTAGCTTGTTGGTAGTAAATTAAATCACTTGCATAATCTCTTAT